ACACATACATCCTAATAGTTTATTTAGTGGTGTGTATTATGTACACGCACAACCTAATTCAGGAAAACTTGTTTGTAATGATCCAAGACCAGGAATACAAACTACTATGCCTTCAAGAAAACCAGGTCAACCACCAAAACATTTGTGGAGAGAGTGTCATATAGATCCAAAACCTGGAAGACTAATAATGTTTCCTGCTTGGTTATGGCATTGTGTTGAACCTAATCAATCAAATGATATAAGGATATCAGTAAGTTTTAATTTTATACAAGATGGCTTTCAATAAATATCAAGTAATTAAAAAAGCAATTAGCTACGAACTAGCTAACTTTGTGTTTAACTATTTTCTTCTTAAAAGAGATGCAGTTAAATGGATGTATCAAAACAATATTACTTATGACAATGGTATGTTAGGCACATGGACAGATCAACAGATCCCAAATACTTTTTCTTGTTATGCTGATAATGTGATGGAGACTCTACTTGTTAAAGTATTACCAGTAATGCAACAAGAAACCGGCTTAGACTTATGTCCTACTTATTCCTATGCAAGACTATATAAACATGGTGACGAATTAAAAAGACATAAAGATAGACCTAGCTGTGAAATATCTACGACTATTAATTTAGGTGGAGATCCATGGCCAATCTTTATAGATGGCACAGGTCAAGATAATGTTATAGATGAATACAAAAATATACATAAACCTAACGCTCCAAAAGGCACGAAAGTCTTGCTTGAAGTCGGCGATATGCTGGTATATAGTGGATGTGAATTAGAGCATTGGAGAGAACCTTTTGAAGGAACTACTTGCGGACAAGTCTTTCTTCATTATAACCATGTAAATGGTCCTTTTGCTGAAAAGAACAGGTTCGACAGAAGGCCAATGTTAGGTGTTCCGCCAATACGGAATGCATAATATAATGAGGTTATATGTTACAAAAGCTAGGATTCCTACCGGGATTTAATAAACAGGTTACATCAACAGGAGCTGAGTCTCAATGGACAGGTGGCGAAAATGTTCGTTTTAGATATGGTACTCCTGAAAAAATAGGTGGTTGGCAACAATTAGGTGAATCAAAACTTACAGGTGTTGCAAGAGGTTTACATCATTTTGTAAACAAAGCATCTACTAAATTTGCAGCAATAGGCACAAATAGAATTTTATATGTATACTCTGGAGGAGTATATTATGATATACACCCATTAGTTAATCCATCAGGCACGACCATATCAAATTGTTTTACAACATCTAATGGCTCGCCAACGGTTACCATTACTTTTCCAGGAACTCATACATTTGTAGCAGGAGATATTATAACGTTTAGTGATTTTTCAGCTGCAACTAATTCTAATTATGCAGCTGCAGATTTTGATGATATAAAATATATGGTAACAAGTGTACCATCTCCTACTACTTTAACTATTACAATGGATAGTAATGAATCAGGTTCGGGTGCTACTACATCTGGAAGTGTTAAATATTATCAATACTATCACGTTGGACCTGCTGAACAAATTGGAGCTTTTGGTTGGGGTATATCTTTATGGGGTGGTAATATTTTAGGATCATTAACTACAACTTTAAATGGTGCATTAGCAGATGATACTAATGGTAATAATAGTTCAGCTACAGAAATTACATTGGCTAGCACTACAGGCTTTCCATCATCAGGGACTAATTATATTCAAGTAGGCGCAGAAGAAATATCTTACACAGGAATTACAGGAAGTAAATTAACAGGAATTACTAGAGCAGCTAGAGGATCAACTAGATCTTCACATTTAAATGGTGCAACCGTAACCAATACTTCTAGTTGGACTGGCTGGGGATCTGCTGCAGCCAACACAGACTCAGTAACAGATCCAGGACTATGGTCTTTAGATAACCTAGGAAGCACTCTAATTGCTCTAATTCACAATGGTGAGTGTTTCCAATGGGATGGTGATGCAGCTAATGCAACAGCAACACGAGCTACAATTATATCAGGAGCACCAACAGCGTCACGTGATATGTTAGTATCTACTCCCGATCGTCACTTAGTATTTTTTGGTACAGAAACAACTATTGGAGACAAAACTACTCAAGACGATATGTTTATAAGATTTTCGTCTCAAGAAGATATTACAGATTATACACCTACCGCTGAAAATAGTGCTGGTACACAAAGATTGGCTTCCGGATCACGGATCATGGGAGCAACACTTGGTAGAAATGCAATTTATATTTGGAGTGATACATCTTTATTTACTATGAGATTTGTTGGAACTCCTTTTACATTTGCATTTGAACAGGTTGGAACTAACTGTGGATTAATAGGAATGAATGCAGCTGTAGAAGTTGATGGTGCTGCATACTGGATGTCAGAAAATGGTTTCTTTAGATACACTGGTAAACTAGAATCTATGGATTGTTTAGTTGAAGACTATGTTTATGATGATCTTAATACAACTTCTAACCAATTAGTTTATTGTGGTATTAATAACTTGTTTGGTGAAATTACTTGGTTTTATCCAACATCTACATCAAATGTAAATACTAGATCTGTTACATATAGTTATTTAGATTCAACAGCTAAACGACCCATATGGTTTACTAATGCAAGCACTTTGTTTCCTAGAACAACGTGGGAAGACTCGTCTGTATTTGGTCTACCACATGCTACACGATATAATGCATCAGTTGATACATCTTTTGATGTTCGTGGTAATACAGACGGCACTACCGTTTATTTTGAACACGAAACAGGAGTTAACCAACAAGAAGCAGCATCAACAGCTGTAGCTATTCCTGCTAATATTACATCTGGAGATTATGATATTACACAAAAAGTTGTTAGAGGAGCTGCAACTAATTTAGGTGACCTTAGAGGTGATGGTGAAAACATTATGAGAGTAAGCAGAATTATTCCTGATTTTATATCTCAACAAGGAACTTCTATTATACAATTAGATTTAAGAAACTATCCTAATAATACAGCAGCTAGTTCATCATTAGGTCCATTTAATGTTACATCTAGCACAACAAAAGTAGATACACGAGCTAGAGCTAGAGCGGTAGCTCTTACAATATCCAACACTGCGGTAGATACTAGTTGGAAGTTAGGAACTTTTAGGTTAGATATACATGCTGGAGGAAGACGATAATGGAATCTTTGGTAATAGAATTAGCTAAAAAATACGGCATGGACAAAGCTATGCAAATGTTAGGTTTAGATAAACAAACACAAAACCCTAAATATGCAATTAGTTTAGGCGGTAGAAATATTAATCCGTTAAACATGTTAACAAGAGCCGGTCTCAATAAAGCTTTTAGTGGTGGTTTGAGTGGTATAATGGGTCCTGCAGCTTTAATGGGTGGAGCTGTTATGTTAGGTAGAGCTTTTGATCCAACAAGACCAGGTTCACGTAATTACAACCCTAATCTTGCAGGTCAAATAAAAGAGTTGAATCGTAGGGGAATGTTAAATGATCGTGGTCAAATTACATCAGGACCCTTAAAAGGAAAAAATTTAGTATCTATGTTTGGGACTAATGATTATGGGAAAATGTTACAAGACAGAGTAGATTATTTTGAAGATAGAATTACTTCAGGTAAAAACTATAGTGAAAAAGGATATAGAGAAGCTAAAAATGCAGCCATAGAAGAAGCAGGTATTGGAGTAGATATAGATGGTGTATCAATGTCTGGTGCTGACTATCAAGGTGAGACAGGAAATAATACAGGTGGTAGTAAAAGTAGTGGCGGTAATAAAAGTGGTGGATTTAGCAGTGCAGAAAGAGGAGCCTCTTTGCATGGAGCAAAAGGTGGATTAGCTAGATATTACCGAGGAGGCATCGCAAGTTTATAATGGCTAAAATAGTACAGACATTAACTAGAGCAAGTTCAGAATATGAAGAAGACGTAGCACAGTCTTTGGTTAGAGATTTAGATGCAGTGTTAGAAAAACTTAACACTACATTTCAAGAAGAATTAA